GAAGTTTTCTACATGAAGAATTCATTGAAGGAGGCAAAGAAAAAGTTGAGACTACATAAGTCTGTCAAGTCATTACAGGAAAATGAAAGTTCAATTAATAACACTGACACCTGACGCTGAAAAGAACATGGCATTTGTTGCCAGAGTATCGAACCCAAATAATCAAGGTAACGAAAACTTTTCTGGACTGTTGAAATATTGTATCAAGCATCAGCATTGGTCTGTATTTGAGCAAGCACATATGACACTTGAGATTGAAACTACTCGTGCTATTGCAGCACAAATTCTACGACATCGTAGTTTCACATTTCAAGAGTTCTCTCAAAGATATGCACAGAGTAATGAGTTAGGTGAAATAGATTTACCAGAATTACGTAGACAAGATAATAAAAATCGTCAGAATAGTATAGATGATTTAGATAAAGATGTTGTTGATAAACTAAATCGTCAGATGATTACCTTGTTCAGTTCTGCACAATCATTATACAATCAAATGGTTGAGACAGGAGTTGCCAAAGAGTGTGCAAGGATGGTCTTACCATTATGCACTCCAACTCGGATATATATGACAGGATCAGTTAGATCTTGGATACATTATATCGACTTACGTTCAGCACATGGCACTCAAAAAGAGCATATGGAAATTGCTGAGTCATGTAAGGATATATTCAAAGAACAATTCCCTATTGTATCTGAAGCACTTGAATGGTGAATCTATTTCTAGGACCAACACACGACTTAAGTTTTTTATATGATGATAGTGAGGCAATAAGAGTCTCATCACAAGAGATTGCTACATTCATTATGCAAGATGAGATCGTAGCAGTTTACAATGGTAGATCGGAGGCGGGTCCTAGAGCACTTGGTAATAGGAGTATATTATATGATCCAAGAGACATCAATACAAAGGAAACAATCAATAAGGTAAAGAAGAGAGAGCGTTTCAGACCCTTTGCTGCTGCTGTATTGAAAGATTATGCAAATCAATGGTTTGACATGTCTGGATTGAATGAGTCGCCCACAATGTCATATGCAGTGCATACGAGAGAGGATAAGAAAAGATTGATACCCGGAGTGGTACATATTGATGGCACATGTAGAGTTCAAACAGTAGAACAAGACATACCTCATTTGTATGAAGTCATAGAAGAGTTTTACAAATACACAAAGGTTCCCATGGTATTAAATACATCATTCAATCTTGCAGGTCAACCTCTTGTTGAGACACCTCAAGATGCTATAGATACATGGAAGCAATCAGATATTCATGTGCTGTGGTTTCCAGAGGCAAGAAGAATGTATAAGAGTTCATCATTAGGGGACTGACATGAGAATCTTAGGAGTAAATTTATCTAACAATGGTTCTATATGTCTACTCGATAATGGAAAGATAGAATTATACTTAGAAGCAGAAAGATTGACAAGAAAGAAGAGAGATTATGACTGCAGTAAATTGATTGATTTGGTGGATGATGTAGATAAGATTGCTATAAGTGATGCCTGTTGGAATAGAAATAAGAAGAAGACACTTATAACCACAAAGAATATAGCAACAATCAAGAAGAAGTTCCCTAATGCTGAGAGATATGATTTCAGAGACAGACATCATCTCACTCATGCTGCATGTGGATTTTATAATTCAGAGTTTGAAGAGGCAGCAGTCATCGTAGTTGACTCAAGTGGATCTAATTTCAAAGAGGGTGATGAGTGTGAAAGTATTTTTCATGTCAAACGAGGTAGGAGATTTTATTGGAAGATATTTCATAAAAGATATAATAAAGAAGATAATTATGGTATAGGATTACAATTCGATTTAGTATCAGAGAAATGTAAATGGGGTACAGATGAAGCAGGAAAGGTAATGGGTCTCGCACCATATGGAAAGTATGTTGACGGACCATATTTACATTCAAGTAATGAAAATGCTGCTGCTACCATACAACGGGACTGGGAGGATAGGGCAGTAGAACTAGTAAATATAGCAGCAAAAAAATGTAGTAATATTGTATTGACAGGTGGATGTTTTCTTAATGTTGTGGTAAACTATAAACTATTGAAGGAATTTCCTGATTTGAATTTTTATGTTGACCCAATTTCTTTCGATGGAGGGACCGCTATCGGATCAGCATATATACTTCACTACAATCCTAAAATAAAATCTTATTAAAATGCCAACTTACCCTGTAAAAAATTTGAAGACTGGAGAAACAAAAGAGATCGTGATGACTATGAAACAATACGATCAATGGAGAAAGGATAATCCTGACTGGGATAAAGACTGGTCACAGGGCACAGGTGGCACAGTCAGTGCGGTTGGAGATGTATACAGTAAGACAGATGGTGGATGGAATGAAGTCCTATCAAGAGTCGGGTCAATGCCCGGTTCAAAAGTAAAACCTCAAAAGACTACACATTTCTAATGCCTGCTAGAAAAAAGAAAACTTCCAATCAAGTTGGGGTAGGTATGACTGCTAAACAACTTAGAAGGAAAAAACCATATAATTCTGACATGATGATTCCGATCGAGGCATTGACCGAGAATCAAAAAAAATTATTTTCATCACTTGATGAGGGTAAAAATGTATATACATATGGAGTAGCAGGAACTGGTAAGACATTTGTTATTTTATATCATGCCCTCAAACAAGTCCTTGATCCTATAACACCATACAATAGAGTTGTTATAGTAAGATCACTTGTATCCACAAGGGAGATTGGTTTTCTACCCGGTGATCATGATGACAAGGCAGCATTATATCAGATACCATATAAAAATATGGTCAAGTATATGTTTGAGTTGCCTACAGATAGTGATTTTGAAATGTTGTGGGGCAATCTCAAGACACAGGAGAGTGTGAAGTTTTGGTCAACTAGTTTTGTCAGAGGCACAACACTTGATGATTGTATCATGATAGTTGATGAGTGTCAGAACTTGAATTTTCATGAATTAGATAGTATAATAACAAGAGTAGGAGAAAATTGTAAGATTCACTTCTGTGGTGACGCTGCACAAACCGACCTTGTAAAAACAAATGAGAAGAATGGTATCCTTGACTTCATGAAAATACTTGCAGCAATGCCTGAGTTTGATTCTATTGAATTTGGTATTGAAGACATAGTAAGATCAGGATTAGTCAAGAGTTACATCCTCAACAAATTGGCAATGAGTATTGATGTTTAATCATGTAGAGTGTGATCTTCCTGCACTATCAAGGAAGACTATAGATGGTGTTCGATATTATTCGGTTGATGATAGACCGATGGTATCTATCACCTCGGTTACATCATACTGGAACCGAGAGATTTTTAAGAATTGGAGAGCGAGAATTGGTGAGGAAGAAGCGAACAGAATCACCAAGAAAGCAACTAATCGTGGTACAAAAACTCATGAATTGATAGAACACTACTTACTCAATGAAGAGGTTGTATTAGATAACCCTAGCACAAAGATGTTATTCACTCAAGCAAAAAAAGAATTGAGAAACATTGATAACATCTATGCATTAGAGAAATCTCTATACAGTAGAGAATTAGGAGTAGCAGGAACAGTTGATTGTATCGCAGAGTACAAAGGAGAACTTGCAATCATTGACTTCAAAACTGCAGAGAAACCTAAACCTGTTGATTGGATCGAGAACTATTTTGTACAAGCAGCAGCATATGCTTGTATGTTCTATGAGATTACAGACATACCCGTAAAGAAACTTGTCATTCTTATGACATGCACCAACGGAGAGGTGAAAGTTTACGAAGAGTATGATAAAATGAAGTATATGAAAAAACTTGTCCAGTACATTCAATTATTTGTCGAGGAGAAACTAAATGAAATCCAAAAGTGAAGTCAAAGAGATGCTCAAGAAGAACTTCTTATGTTCAGAGAAGTTTGCCATGGAGATAGAGAAACTTGTCAAGGAGAATGAGTCGATGAATTACATTGAGGCGATCTGTCACTATTGTGAAGAGAATCATATTGAGATTGATAATGTAAACAAACTTATATCTAAACCATTGAAGGAAAAACTAAAGTGCAACGCCATCAATCTAAACTATCTAAAGAGAACTTCTAAAGCAAAATTCTCTATCTGAGATGAATTGTATTGGCATAGGTGGTGCCCGTCACGACACAAGTATTGCTGCATTGATTGATGGTGAATTCAAGTATAGAAAAAGTGAACGTGACTTTGGAATCAAACATCATAAGGCAGATGATAAATGGTTCAAGTCTGTACTAGATGAATGGGGTGTTGATGAGAAAGATTCAAAGATTGTATACACTGACTCAGGAAGAAAAAGATTTGGTAAGAGAGTAAGGAAACCATACAATGATGAAGATTATATCATAGAGGGTGATAGAATTTGTATTGATCATCATACTGCACATATAAACTCTACCCTATCAGATTGTTCACAGCATGCTGCTTTTGATGGTTGGGGGTCAGGTAGAAACACAGGTCTGACAATAACTTCTGATGGTCAGAAAAGATATAAAGATCTATCTATCGGTAAATTCTTATCATATGTTGGATATGCTTTAGATTTCAAGGGTATGGAGGTAGACTTTCCCGGCAAGATCATGGGTCTACAGGCATATGGCACACCTGATTTAGAATTAGCAAGACAGATCAATCAAGATAATATTCTCGATCTCTGTGGTGAATGGATGCATAGGGGTGTTGATAGTAAAGACCAAAAATTTCAAGACTTTGTGGCAACTGTGCATAAGGCATGTGAACTTATACAATTAGAATATTTCAAGGTATTTGACTCTAGCAAAAAGATTTCTTGCTCCGGTGGTGTAATGTTGAACACTGTTATCAACACCGAACTAAGAAAGACTTATGATATAGATATACTTCCTCATGTATATGATGGAGGTCTAAGTATAGGTGCACTCAGATATGCTGTGGGACATAATTTTGATATGGGTAAGTTTCCTTACTGTCAAGATGACTATGCTCCGGAAGAAGTATATGATGAAACCATTGAACAAGCAGCAGAACTTTTAGCACAAGGTAAAATCATTGGGTGGTATCAAGGACATGGTGAGATAGGACCTAGAGCATTAGGAAATAGAAGTATACTTATGAATCC